CTTTGCTTACTGCTCCTAATAACAAGTACCCAATATACACGCAAGAGGATATATCTCTCAAGGTATTCCCAAAAACAATAAATTCAGTTGGGCAAGTTTGGGCTCAATACTTCAGGTATCCTGCTGATCCTAAATGGACATATGTTACACTAGTTAGTGGTGAGCCATCTTTCGACCAAACGCAGCCAGACTATCAAGACTTTGAGTTGCCTATAGAGGATGAGTACCGTCTAGTCGCTAAAATACTTCAGTACTCTGGTATGTCTATACGTGAGAACGATATATATAGTTTTGCTAAGAGAGAGGAAACTGAACAGTCTAACAACGATTCTAAATAATAATGGCATATATATCAGACTTTAAATACTACACTAACAACGGTCAGGCTCCTGAGGATTCCAATTGGGGCTCATACCAATACGTTAGTTTATACGATATCGTAAACAACTTTCAGTTGATGTATACTGGGAATAACTCTCTAGTGAATAATGAAGAAAGGTACAAGATTATCTTCCATGCTAAGAGAGGTATACAGGAGTTGAACTATGATGCATTCAAGGAAGTGAAAGTTCTTGAGTTAGATGTGGCAGAATCTCTCAGATTTGTGCTACCTCCTGACTTTGTAAATTGGGTTCGTATATCTTTATTCAAGGATGGTATATTATTCCCGATGACGGAGAATGTTCAGATACTATCTTCCAATTCATACCTGCAAGACAACAGTGCGAATATCTTGTTTGATTCAGATGGTAATATATTGAAGCCTGAGAATTCAAATATTGATTATGAGCGTCTACAAGGAACAAAGAAGTCTATCTATCTAAACCCAAACAATATGTTTAATGGTTTAGAGGGTTGGAATATTGACGGAGTATGGTACTTTGATTATGCGGTAGGTAAGCGTTTTGGACTTGATACTACAACAGCCAATGTAAATCCAACTTTTGCTATCGATAAAAAGAAAGGTGTAATTAATTTCAATTCTGACATGGATGGTCAGACTTGTATACTTGAATATATTTCTGATGGTATGGAGAATGGAGATGACTCTCAAATTTTCGTAAATAAGTTATTTGAGAAGTATATTTACGCTTACATTAATTATGAGATTCTGAACTCTAAGTTAGGAGTTCAAGAGTACATAATAGCTAGAGCTCGTAAAGAGCGTGGTGCATTATTACGTAATGCAAAAATAAGAATGAGCAACATACACCCAGGTCGTTTATTGATGGCTATGCGTGGGCGTGACAAGTGGATAAAATAATATGGTAAACTTCTCTAGAAACTTTGTACTAGGTAAGATGAATAAAGTCGTTGATGAACGACTTGTTCCTAATGGTGAATATATAGATGCATTAAATGTACGAATGGGATCAACTGAAGGTTCTGAAATTGGTGTTATTGAAAATACCAAAGGGAACTCTAGGTTAACTACATTGAGGTATATTGATGGGACTGCATTAAGCGATGATGCTAGATGTATAGGAGCTATTGAAGATAGCGAAGAGGAGATTATATATTGGTTTGTTCACGATCCATCATTTACTGTAGGAGCAACAGGTAAATTAGATTTAATTGTTTCTTACAATTCTGTTCGTGATATACTTACTTACCATGTAGTTAGTATAGACGATGGTGGTGGTGTAAATACCAAGTTGAACTTTAATCCTGAGTACTTAATAACTGGAGTTGATATCGTAAAGACAGGTAACGGTGATGAGGCGTTAATATTCTTTACTGATTACTACAATCAACCACGATTCATAAATAACTTAAGGAGTTATGCTCTTCCTTCAGGTAATATAGACCAATTGAATGAAGAAGCTTTATTGGTTATAAAGAAACCACCAATTGCTGCTCCAACTATTGAATTATCAAAAACAAATAGTCAAGAGAACTTCCTAGATGAAAGATTTATATCCTTTGCTTATAGGTATAAATATAGAGATGGGGAGTACTCTGCTATATCTCAATTCTCTAGACCTGCATTTGAGCCTAATCCGTATGAGTTTAGTGTAGATAGTTTCTTGAATGAAGGGATGGTGAATTTCTATAACAAGGCCACTATAACTTATAACACAGGAGGCCCATTAGTGACTGGTATTGATATACTGTTCAAGGATATGAGTACTGGCCTTATTAAGGTTGTAGAGAAGATTGACAAGACAGGTCCTGATAATACTGATGTTCAGTATGATTTTACTAACAGTAAGATATTTACGGTACTTCCTGAGTCAGAGATATTAAGACTGTACGACAATGTTCCATTGCTGGCTAAAGCCCAAACAATCATGGGTAATAGACTGATGTATGGTAACTATGTTGAGGGTTATGATTTGCTTACCGATGACAATCAACCTGTATTATTAAATTATGTGGTTTCATTGGAGTCTGATGTAATTGGACTAACATCTATAACTGGGTCAACAACTAGTGGTAGTTACACCATTGATGGTGCTATTACGGTTAATGACTCTAGAATGCTAGTATTACTTGCTGATGTTGATTTGGTTAAGGGTGCTGCTATATCTATAGATTTTAGATTTGAGCATGACCAGTTTTCTGGAGGTAGTCCATCAGCCACTACGCAACCTATTGAATCTACATTCAATTTTGTTTTGCCTAAGGATTATACATCTGTATATGAAATGGCTACGAGTGTTGAGTTCCAAAATGCAGTTGGTACTGTTACCAATATACAGCCATTTGCTGATGCTTGTGATGGCAATACGTTTACAGATATCTTTAATTGTGCTGTGCCGGATACGTTGGGTGTCTATACAAAAGAAGATAGCGGTATTGCTAACGATGGTGACCCTATAGCTATTATAACTAGTCCTACTAGTAATATCATAGGTTTCCAATTACCAGCTGTTAAATACGTAGATAATTCAGGTGGTGGTGGAGCTGATGCTTATGAGTATTACTCTGTAAACTTTATAGATGCATCATTTACTGAAGTTGCTAATCCTACTAGTCTACATAGTAATAGAGGGTATGAGATTGGTATTGTGTATATGGATGAGTTCAATCGTTCTACAACTGCTTTGGTTAGTGAGCAAAACAATATTCACGTTCCTTGTAGTGCATCATCTTTACAAAATAAAATACAAGTAACTATACCACCTACACAAGTTCCTCCATCATGGGCAACTAGATATAAGTTTGTAATCAAGCCTGATCGTGAGAATTATGAAACCATATACAGTTCTATATTCTTTGCTGATCCTGACTCAAATGCTACTTACTTCTTATTAGAAGGAGAGAATGCTCAGAAAGTTCAGACGGGAGATAGATTGATTGTTAAGGCTGATACAGGAGGTGCTACACGTAATTGCCTATATGCTACCGTATTAGAGAAAGAAGCTCAAGCTGAAGACTTTATAGATGTTCCTAGTACAGTTGGTAGTGGCAATGTTACAGTCCCTGCTGGTGTCTACATGAAGATAAATGCCAATGAGTTCTCTACTGTTCGTGATGACCAATCTATAATTGGTTTAGGAAAGAAAGAGGTAACTGTATCTGCCTATGGCGAATATCCATTATTGAAGTATACGGTAAACTTAGAAGATGGTTCAAATTTCGTAGACTATGACATACCTGCTGGTAGTCGTATTGAAATGAACTTTAGGTTTAGGCGTTGGGGTTCAGGAGATGGAAACAATCAGTGTGAGAGGAGAATATATGATTTGAATCTTGATTTAATTTCTTCTGGAGATTATGACAACTTCAAAGATTGGTGGGATGGTGACAATGTAGAAGAGCTACTTAATAGCGGTAGCCAAACTGTTGGTGGCAATGGTTGTGATATAAGTAACCAATACATTGAAACACTAGCATCAGACGATGGAGATATCTCTCAAGTTTTTTGTACTAACTATTTTAGATTCTATAGAGATACTGCCACAAATAAGTTACAATTATTAATTAGGGGTACAGCAAGCTGTAATGGATATGTATCTAAAAAGAATAGATCATCCCATATCAGTGCTAATATTACGGTTTTCCGAGCAGATTCTACTATGGTATTTGAGACTGAGCCTCAAGAAGCTCAGCCTGATTTGTTCTATGAAAACAATTTATCGTTCCCTATAACAAATGGATTCCATGAAGGAAACGTACAAAACCAAACAGCAACTCAATCTGCTATTGTCGATACTGAGTTCTTTAATTGTTTCTCATTTGGTAATGGTGTAGAAAGCTACAAGGTTCGTGACTCTATCGTAGGTAAGCCATTATTATTGGGTAATAAAGTAACAGCTGTCGCTTCTCAAGATTACAAAAGAGCTGAGAGATACGCAGACATTACGTATAGTGGTATATTTAACGATGAGTCGAATGTAAACAAGTTAAATGAGTTCAACCTAGGGCTGCTTAATTTCAAGGCCTTAGAAGACTCCTTTGGGGCTATATATGTACTTGATGGTCGTGAGACCGATGTACTTACACTTCAGGAGGATAAAATATCTTATGTTCTATCCGGCAAGAATCTATTATCAGATGCTGCCGCAGGTGGTGCTATCACATCAATACCTGAGGTATTGGGTACGCAGATAGCAAGAACAGAAAAGTACGGTATAAGTTTTAACCCTGAGAGTTATGTTAATTGGGGTTACGATAGGTTCTTCACTGACGTTAAGAGAGGTGCTGTAATCCAATTAAGAGGGAACTCAGCATCAAATGACCAACTGAAAGTGATATCCGAGCAGGGTATGCGTAGTTGGTTTAGAGATACATTCATTGAGTCATTCGATACCCAGAAGCTTGGAGGCTACGATCCATACATGACTGAATATGTATTGGTGTCTAACGAAAGAGAGATACCAATTATAGATGATTGTATAGATTGTAATATAAGAAAGACCTTAAGTTTCTTAGACCCATCAGGTGAAACTATTGGTTACTGTGTAAACTTAGACGATGCAGTTGGTACGTCAGATATTACTTATGAAGTTGTAAGCATCAATCCTGGAGTACAGTTTGACGTAAGTGCTACGTATGATGGTACTACTGTAAGTACAGGTCTTACATCTGTTGATGGTACTTTGAGCGTAGATAAAGATAAAGTAGCCGTAGAGCAAGTTGATTTAAGTATAACGTCAACAGGCCCTGTAGTATTATCAATAAATGTACAGTGTCCTACTGCTCAAACCATTGATGTTATACAAGTAGTGGTAACAAATGAATGGGAGTCAGGAGAAACAATGCATACTGAGTACTATTATGAAGATGGTACTTATGTAAGTCCTACTACATTTGCAGGTGTTACATTCGCCACTGGCACAGATAGACCATTGGTTACTAGATACAATAGAGTTAGTGGTTCAAAAGGAAGTGCATCTATACCTACTGATAATAGCACTGTTACAATAGGTGCTCATAAGTGGGCTACTGATAGTTATGTTTGGAATCCTACTAATGACTCATTTAGATTCCTAAGGAGCAATACGCTTTACGATAATAATTCAACAGATATATTATCTCTTATTTCTGCGTCATCTATACCAACTCCTGTTACTTCACCTTTGCCATTTGCAAGCTACTCTGAGTTCAACTCTGGTAGTACAGGTGATTACTTGTATTTGATATGGGATTTGAGAAACGCATCCGACTTGTTCTTATGTTACTCAGCAAGTAGCGCAGAAGATGTTTGCTGTAACTGCCCATCTAGTACGGGATATGTAGTTGATGGTTCATCGTTAGGATCTTCAACTTCAATATATACGGATGCTAGCTTAAGTACTTTTGCTGCTGATGGTTATTACTCTGATGGCTCTATAGTAAGAGAGCTTATTAGTGGTGTATTGCAACCACAACAAACTTGCCCATCATGTGCTCACCCATGTAATACAGGAAACATAACAGCTTCTGGTGATGGTGTGTTTACAATGGACATTGACTTAGGCTCTAGCAATGGTGCTGTAGTTGTAGAGTTTACTTTACCTACTCCAAACGCCTACCCTGTAGGAGTAAATGCTGAATACAATGGAGTCGTTTACAATGGAGGTAGTTCTCCTATATATGGATTCTTGCAAGGTGATGCTAACTTATCTACATGGATAGGGTCAAGTTCACTTGATTGTGGATTGGTCGCAAATAGCCCACACGCAGCTGTCAACAAATACAGATATGATGGAGCTACATTTGTTACAGATACTTTACTAGAGGTAATAACTGTTCAGAGTGACCAATTAGAATTAACAGCTGCATCTCCTGCTAAGTTCTACATGATTATACCAAAGACATCTGCATCAATTGACCAAATAAGGGTTAATATGGTTCAGCTTTGTGGTTCTTTCTCATCTACAGATGTGAATGTTTACTGCCCTGCGGTATTATCTTCTGGTAATGGTAGCTTGGGTTATGCTAATGCATCATTAGCTTGTGAGGCATCAATAGACCAAGACATATACTACTACCATGTAAATGGAGCGGCAGGTATATTAGGTTTGTTTGACTTTGTATTCTCAGATGAGAATGGTGTTAATCCTTTAGCTGATGGATTCTATAGAGCTCCTGCAATGCTTTCAAGTGCTGATTGGTTCCAAGTTGAAAACGGAATTGTTATTCAAACAGGCTCTTGCGTTACAGGTTCAGATTACAAGCTACGCAGATGCGGTGATGGAACTGAGATATATGCTGATTATAGTGGTGGTGCTACTATAGTTGTAGGTGACTTTGTAGATACAACTGGAGAGCCAACTTGTACTTGGGAGGTTATTGCATTGGTTACTGCTCCTGCTATAGATGATACAATTAATGGGTTATTAGCAATAACTGATTGTTCACAAGGTTGTGGTCAATATCAGGCGGTAAATAACGATACGGTAAGCCATACATTTACATACTATGAGTGTAGTGGTGGTGCACCATTCAATGTTACATTACCTCCAGGTTATTCAATAAACTTCCAATCACTAATGGATCCAAGTATACCAAGAACAGGTTTGTTCTCAATTACTTGGACTGGTTGTCCTTAATAAATAAATAATGGCGAATTATACACTTACATATGATGACGGAGTACAAGGG